CATTTGGATAGAATACTGCTGAATATTCATCGTAAGTTACAATACCTTGATCACCATTATCTGTTACTAAGGCAGCATTAGTACCCCAGTTAGTTAATGTTGTAGCATCGCTAGCTAAACGTAATGGTGTGTCACCAACTACGAACGCTGTAATACCACGATCAATGTTTAAGTTAACTAAGTTGCTGAACAATTCTGGATATCCAGGAGCAGCAATTAAGTTAAAGTTACGACGTTCTTCATCACGGATTTCTTGGCTAGTATCAACCGCACTCTTCATAGCAGCAACAACAACTGCTCGTTGTGCTTTACGTAAGAATGATCCTGATCCGTCTTCGTTATTTGGACTTGCTGTTACCCAACGATCAGTAGCGTATGTACTCATTGATTCACCAGCTATCCAACCTAAACCGCTTGGTGATCTGTTAATATCATATCTTGCGTTTTCAGTTGTGGTATCGATATAGTTATTACGATATTTTTTAACGTTACCGCTGCTACGACGTAGATTCCATAATAACATACCTTTTGGATATAGGTCTGGATCTGGGGCATCTGGATCTAGATAGTTGCTGTCTAATAAGTCAGCTATACTTGCCGCTGTGTTACCAGTTACACCACTTAATCCATATCGTGCATCAGCAAACAAAATACCGTCTTCTGTTGTTTGGTCAGCTTTATCGATCAAATACCAACCTTCTTCGTCTGCACCTTTGAATTGGTAGCGATAGAGTGTTGGATAATTTTCTAAGTCAGCAGTGCTAACCCATAGATCGTTATTTGCAAGTGCTGTAGTACCGTCACTTTGTGTTGTTGGTGCTGTGGCACTTACAATTGGACCAGTTGCATCTGTACCTGAATAAGGACTGCCTGTAGCAGTTAATCCTACCCATGTAGAACCATTGTGAACCATGATGTCAACTTCACCCGGTGAAGCATTGTACCATAGTTGGCCATCTGCTGGCTCGTTTAATGGACTATCTGTGCTTACAGTAAGATCTTCGTTAGCTAATGGTTTCCAGTTAGTTACAAAATAATCATAGTCTGCACCTGCTGGAGCAGCATACCAATTTGTTGTTCCTGTTTTAGCATACACATCGTATGTAGTACCAAAGATAGAACCAAATAATCCACCTGTGCTGTCTGTGATTCTAATCGTTCCGCCTGTTGAGTGTGTTAATGTAAACACGCTGTTAACTACAGATGCTGAAACGTATTTTAATCCACTGCCCAATTGTGCATTGTAAGATGCATCATTGATTGCTTTTGCAACAGCTTCTAAGTCTGCAACTACTGAACCAGTTGTGCCTGTTAATGAAGATGTTGAAACTGTTACAGTTTCTAGCCCATTAACACCTGTTTGTGATTCGCTAATTGTAAATGTTTGAACACCAGCTGTAACAGATGTTGCTGTATTAGTGATTGTTGTAGCACCTTTGACTGCTCTTCTCCAAACACGGAAAGTAGCTGAGCCTGGATCTTCTCTATCACCACTGTATTCTTCAGCGTTTGTTTGTACAAATAATGCGCCAACATTAATATTTGCACCACCACCTGAACGATCTAGATAATATTCAGCTGAATAAATGCTTGAATATAATGGAGCTGTTACTGTTGTCCAAGTTTCTGAAGCAGAATTCCATTGTTTGATACTCCAACGTGACCCGTTGTTTGGTTCTGTTGTTTTAATCCACACACTGCCTGTTGGGCGAGATGCAGAATCACTTGATTTAAATGCTGGAATCTGTGTATGTGGGCTTTGTTGTAATCTTGGACCATAAAATGTTGCTGAAGTGGCTGTGTAATTAGTGCCTAAGTTAACACCTAGATTTGCCCAATTACCTGTTCCGTTTGCTAGTACAACAGCTTCTGAAAGTGTTGAATCGCCTTCGTCTACACCCTTGGTATAAATGTATATCTTGCCATTAATAACTTCAGCAAAAATACCTGTACCTGGATCAGCTGGTGAAACAGCAGGTGATGCTAATTTAAGATTAATATCTGCTACTAATGATGTTAAAATTGCTGTTCCTGAACCTGAACCGCTAACTGATACACCATTGATCAAATATGTTTGTGCGGTTGAGTATAATGCAGGAGTTCTTGTTGAGTAAACTGTTGGATGACTACCAGTCCAATCTGTACTACCTAATAGTACCCAAGCACCTGTAAGATTAGCACTACCTGTAATTTTAGCTTGTTTGTAATAGAATTTTGCTAATTCTTTAGAAACACTACCTGTTTCAAATACAACGGCATAATCGCCTTCAACACCAACTGATGTTTTTGGCACACCCGATGTGATCTTTGTAGAGTCATCATCTGTTAAAACTATTGGAGTTTTATTTGTAAATTTTTGGCCACCAACTGTATCTGCACTAGCACCATTCCATTCTTGGATACCCCAAGATGTTGCTGCTGCGTCTACCCACCAATCACCATTATCTGGTAATGCTCCCGGAGCGGTTGATGAAGCTGTTAATTCTGTTAAATCTACATCAGCACGCACGATAAACGCTGCGTTGCTAACTCCGAGCAAACTGTAAGCTGCTAAAAGACCATACTCGTTTCTTTCTGAACCGTGTATTGGGCTTGATGAAGCTGTCTTCTCAAAAAATGGCACTCCAAAAAGATCTACTAAGTCTCTTTGACTAGTAACCTTAAATGCTTTGCCAGCATTTGCTTTAGTAGTTGATGCAGCAATACCTGTGTTTGATGCATTTGTTTTGTCTTGTCCTGTAGCTATAACAATAAGTGGAGTTGTACCAGGTTCAGCTGGTGTATAAAAACTCTCATCTATTACCGTTACTTCTACGCCGGGCGATTGTAGTGTTGCCATTCGCTGTTCTCCTGGTGATAAAGTCTTTCTAAAAGTATTTATCGTAATGCTTAAAAAAACAACTCTTTGATAAAGGGGTTGAAAAGGTGTAAATACCTTATGCGACCATTATGTAAATGCAGTTTAAGACCCCGTGCGATAAACTATAAAAAAGGCAATAGAACCTATTATCGTAGCCTATGTGAGATCTGCCTTGCTCATGGGGTGTATCATGGTATACCTAGATGGATTCGTGCTGGCTATAAGATAAAATTACAGTGTGACAAATGCGGATTTAAGAGTCCACACAAAGAAGTTTTTAGAGTATTTCACGTAGATGGAAATTTAGATAACTGTAGATTTACTAATCTAAAAACTGTGTGTTCAAACTGTTGTCAAGTATTGGGCAAGGAAGGTATTGCTTGGAAGCAAGGCGATCTTATAGCAGATTTTTAATCTGCTGATATAATTCGTCAATAGTTCCGTTATTGTCTAAGATAGCATCAAACTCGTGCCCTATCCAAGACCATTCACTAGCATGTATTTTTGCTACCTTAAGATCATTAAGAGCAATATTAGATCCTCGATTAGCTTCTAATGCTGTATTATACCAGCTAGGTAATTCACCTCGTTGAACCCAGATTATTTTTCCACCTAGATTTTTAATACTATCTATTTCGTTAGGAAAGCGACAATCACTGACTACGATACTGTCTTTGCTGGTACGTAGTTTGTTTTCTAAACTAGCAATCCATATGTTATCATGAAAACTTCTACGACCTACTTCTGTGCCCCAATACTGTAAAACCCATCGTGGGGTTAAGGTAGGCATTGCTAGTCTTTCTGCCCACCACGGGTCTACCTCTTCTCGCCACTCACGTGCTTCTTTTGTACGACCTTCAAGCATGGTTCTGTCCCAGCCAAATACTGAGCTTACAGCATCTTTAAGAGTGCTGGCAAAACTTTCTCGTCTAAATTCGTGGAAGTTAACTAGATAGTCAGCGACTGTGTCCTTGCCGCTGCCAATAAAACCACATACACCTACGATCATAATTGTCTCCTATATAAGACAATTATACAATAGGTTATATAAATTGTCAAATATTAATAATAGGGTTTTGGTGTTTTTGGTTTACCGGGATTGTTCAGCCTGTTAGCTAATACGCTGGCGGTATTGATTGACTTGGTGCGATCTGTTCTACGAGCTGCCTGCACACTGGTTCTAGCACGAGTAGTTTTCATTTTTTGTGCTTTGGCTTGATTGATCGGTTGATGACATTTTGAAGGATGACTAACCTGGCGACTCTTCCTTGGTCCGCTAGTGCAGCGAAATTTTAATTTGGTAGTTCCACTGCGTGCTGATTTTTTACCCACACCCCAAACTAGTTTGGCGTCGTATAATTCTTCATCGGATTCAAATATAAACTCTGATGCTTTCATAATTATCCGGTAATAAATGTATAACCGTGTCCGCCGGATACTTGTGTAGTAAGCTCAACGGTTAGTCTATCAATATCTGCTTGACCTTCTGATTTCATTGCAGACCCGTTAAGTGCTGTGCCGCCTTGTGGTCCTGCAATACTAGCAAACTTTTCACGAGCTTGTCCTAACATAATTTTACAGTTGGCCAACGTATAATCTTTAATCCACTGTCCTGCATACACGTCATCAATAATAGAAAAATCTGGTTTGATATTGTAGACTAATAACATTACTGATTCTTCGGTTCTTGGACGTTGATGTATGAATAATTTACGACTTTGCGGATTCCAATTGAAGTTGATAAAACTACCAAACATTTTACCTACCAATTCTTGATATTGACTGAATAATTCATAGGTTAACAATCCGCCCATGTTAGTAGAACTTAACAAATAGGTGTTTGTGTAGGCCATGTTAAATGGTTCAAATACTGTACCACCGGAACCACCGCCTGTGCGTGATCCGATACTTCTACGGAAAATTTGACGTACCTGCTGTATTTCTTTAGGTAAAATGTATTCATTAGTATCTGGTAAAAGATTTAAGAATATATAGCTTTCTTCCACAGCATTATCTGAACGTTGACGGAAAACCGCCAATGATCTACTAAGTGCTGTTTCGTAGTGTGTGGGATCTAATTCTACGTCAATCATGCCATCACCTAGCATAGCTTTACAGTAGTCGTAAACCGCTTGTTTTGAAGTATCTAATTGGCTCATATAACTATTTATCTTAGTTTTATCTTAGCGGTAAATATATAACTATGCCGAGACTCAGTTTATACAGGCCCGAAAAGGGCAATGATTACAAGTTTATAGATAAAAATATCTGGGAAATGTTCCAGGTTGGCGGTGTTGATGTGCTTGTTCACAAGTACGTAGGACCGGGTGCTTCTATACAGGGTGACACTCCTACTACTCCTACGTACGATATGTTTGGTGAAACACAGATACAAGATCTATTATTTTTAGAAAATCGCGATCGTAAATATGATCCGGATGTGTACATCCTACGAGGTGTTTACAACATACAGGATATCGATTTCAATCTAAGTCAATTTGGATTATTCTTACAAAATGACACGATTTTTATCAGTTTCCATATTAACGATACTGTAGAAAAACTCGGTAGAAAATTAATATCCGGCGATGTTATCGAATTACCACACCTAAAAGACGATCACGCATTAAATGATTTAAATTTTGCTCTTAAGCGTTTCTATGTTATTGAGGATGTTAATCGTGCCAGTGAAGGATTTTCAGTAACCTGGTATCCACACTTATATCGTGCTAAATGTAAACCACTAGTAGACAGCCAAGAATACAAAGATATCTTAGACGGAATAGCCGATACTGAAAATTATATTGGCACTTACAATGCTGCTGATACATATTTTCCAGGAGATATTGTCACCGGTCCTGATGGTAAAAAATATAAAGTACTTGATAGCGAATTAACCAAAGACGGTATCACCGGAATAAATCCACCAAATACAGCATACTACGAATTAGCAGATACTCTACGAGAGATCATGAGTACCTATGAAAAAGAAATGCAGATCACTCAAGCAGTTCTTGATCAAGCAGAAAGTGATGCTCCTAAGAGCGGATATGATACTAGTAAATTCTTTTCTATACAAAAAGATGAGGATGGATTGGCTGAATTAGTTACTGTTGATACTGATACTGTTGATGCTAGTATACAAACCCAGGCTACCGATATTGATGGAAATCTTCAATATGATGCTAACGGTGACCCAATATATGTTGGCCCTACAGCCAGCACCATGCTACAAACAGCCGAAGAAAAAGGATATACTGGTTATATCACACAAGACGGATTACCTCCAAACGGAGCTCCGTTTACAGCTGGTATAGCGTTCCCAATGGGTCCTACTATAGGACAATTCTGCCTGCGTAAAGATTATCTACCTTACAGATTATTCCGATACAACGGTACACGCTGGGTTAAAGTTGAGGATGTAAAACGCATGACTATGAACAATTTAGGTGCTAGTGATACAGGTGTAGGTGATACATTCGCTGGCAAAGATGTAAGACAAACACAGAAAACTTCATTTATCAATAATGACAATACTGATTGTATCGATCATCGTGTGGTTGAAGAAAAACAAGCCTTGAGCAAGGCATTAAGACCAAAGGCGGATGAGTGATGATTAATATTGTAAACACGGAGGCTTCGGTTTAACACCGACTGAACTAAATCGGATTATTTTTACGATGGGCAATTAAGACGATATGTAACGCAGTTCATGCGCATCTTCATAGGTTTCAAATGGCAAGCCGGTGACGGTGAACAAAAAACTGTTCCTGTGTTGTATGGAAATATGTCAAGACAGGTGGCTAATATTATCAAAGAAAACAGTGAAAATAAATTACCCACTGTGCCTAGAGTAGCCTGTTACATCACTGGTCTTGAAATGGCCACTGATCGATTAGCTGATCCTACTTTTATTAGTAAAGTTAATATACGCGAACGTAGATATACCGATGCCGACAATGATGGACTTGTAGAATATCAAAATACTCAAGGTGGCAATTACACTGTTGAGAGGTTAATGCCCACTCCATTTAAGCTAACCATGAAGGCCGATATATGGACTTCAAACACTGATCAAAAATTACAGTTACTGGAACAGATTTTAGTATTGTTTAATCCTAGCCTTGAAATCCAAACCACAGACAACTATATTGATTGGACCAGTTTAAGTGTGGTGAATCTTGGTGGTATTAATTTTAGCAGTCAGTCTATTCCACAAGGCGCAGATACAGAAATTGATGTGTGTTCGATAGAATTTGATATGCCTATCTATATAACTCCACCTGCTAAAGTCAAACGCCTTGG